CTTTTAAAGCAAAAGTCTTTACCAACATCAGAAGCTGCAGATGTAGGTGGTACTACTGCAAGAGCATTTTTAAATTATCCAGACATCGTAGAATTAAATTTACTTGGTGTGCAAGAAGACCACTTTATGAGATTTAAAAGATGTATGATACAAAATGTTACTGTTGATTATGGAGCAGGTGGTATGCCTGAAATTATGAAAGGTGGTGTACCTGCTGCAGTTACTTTAACAATAACATTCTCAGAAATTCAAATACAGACTGCTCAAGATTATGGAGCTGAAGAGCCCATTGTTGAAGCAGCTGTTAAACAAGACTTTGCAGCAGCAGGTGAAGCATCAGGTACTAATGCTACTACTCCAAATGCAACTCCTACAAACGTCAATAGCGGCGGAACTCCAGGTGCTTTCTAATGAAATATTTTGAAAACTTTCCAATAATCGAATACGAAGGGCGTAGAGTAAGAGATATCTCTAGACGTTCTAACTTTGTCCGTGCTGTATCAAATAACCCATTCCTATATTATCCCTATACAGTTTCAGAAGGTGAACGTGCAGAAGACGTAGCGAACTTCTATTATGGCTCAGTTGACTATGTTTGGTTAGTTTATATGGCAAATAATATTATTGACCCATATCACGAATGGCCAATGGACCCACAAACATTTAACGATTATATAGTAGCTAAATACACAGAAGAATCTGGTGAAATTGGTGAAGATGTTATTGACTGGACTCGTGACCCCAATAACGATGACAACATCATCTTCTATGTGAAGAAGGTATAAGAAATGGCAGCAGTAGACGAAATTTTATTAGCACCCGAATCGTTCCGTACTATCTACCTTCGTAGAGAAGATAGAGTAATTTTGAGAACAGAACAGGGTCAAAAGATTATTATTAAAAGAATTATCCCAGAAGAGTGGGAACCATATCGCATATATGAGTATGAACAAGCATTGAACGATAATAAAAAAGAAATATACTTATTTGATAGCTCGTATTTAAGCCAACTTACAAAGCAGTTTAAAAACGCAGTGAGTGAATAATTATGGCAGACCAAAAGGGTGCATTTAATCCTTCTAGATGTGAAATAACATCTGCGGAAATAGTGCCGTACGGTAAAAAAGTTGATGACAAATCTAATATAGATATTGCTGACATGATTGCTGCTTTCAGTATGCATCAAGCTCTGAACAAATCTGCTCTTCACGGTAAATGTGATGTTTATGATTCTATTGGTATATTAGAAAATCTGCCTTTAAGAGGCGAAGAAGAATTACATTTAAAAATTAAAGCTTTTGATTTACAAACAGAAATAGAGCTTGCTTGTTTTATATACAAGATTGATGACCTTGATATTAGGAAAGACCAAACGGGTTTATCATATACTTTGCATTGGGTAAGTAAAATAAGTTATGAAGCAAGTCGACGAAGTTTTATTACAAGTTTTAATGGTAAAACATCAAGTACGATAGTTAAAGCTTTATTTAAAAAATATTATCACGGTAATATTGACATGCGGGATTACAACCCAAACCCCAAACAAGAAAACTTACCAACAGATACAATGGCATTTAAATTAAAGAACGATCGAGGTCGTTATCTTTATATAGAAAAAACTGAACATCCAATGCAGTTGACTATACCAGATTTATCACCGGCTCAAGCAATTCAATTTGTAGCTCGTAGAACATGGGGAATGGAACCAAATGCAGGTTCTTCTTTTAGATGGTTTGAAAATAAAAGAGGATTCTATTTTGTAAGTGATGAATGGCTTTACGAATATGGAAAATTAAATGGTGGAGCTCAATTTCAATATGGAGCATTTATTTCATTAGACGCTGAAGATGCTATTGAACAGATGACAACATTATCACAATTTGGTAATCCATTAAGAGTTGATACAGGTGCCCAAATACAAGAAGGTGCATATAGAGTAAAAATAATTGAAGTTGATATTTTAAAACAGAATATAACTGATTATTCTCATTCTTATAATTATGTTGATGATTTTTTACCGAAGTTTAGAGATTCTACTGGTAATAAAGCTACTGTAAAGAATGATATACATACAGAAGATTTTATTAAGAAAACATTTACAGATGAAAATGCTAAACGGTTTATGATTATTAGAGATTATAAAGATGATACATCTTCTAAAGATTTTAAATCTGAAACTAACTTTAGAAATTTAGTTGCACAAAGAACATTTTATAGAATGCACTCTTTAGCTACATCAACAGTTGGTGTTACTGATGGAAGGCTTGATGTTTCAGCAGGTGATGTTATTAGAATAGATACATTATCAAAAAATATTTCATCAGATAAAAAACAAAATGCACAAATAAGTGGTAGATTTTTAGTTACATCAGTTGATAATGATGTTGAAAATGGTGAGCTTAAAACAATAATGAGTATGTTTAAGTATGATTGGTCTGACGGTGGTGAAGATGATGGTAAGCGCACAAAGGTGGTTAACCCAGAAGATTTAAAACCTGGTTCAAAAGCCCACAGAGATTACTATAATAAATTTCCGGTAGACTTTTAATATAATATGAATAGGAAAAAATATGTCAGGTAGAGGAATAACAAATCCGATGTTTTTCATCGGAGTCGTGGAAGATATCTTAGACGGAGGTCGAATGGGCCGAGTCAAGGTTCGTGCATTTGGTACGCATGGTACTAAAGGTGAAGTTCCTACTGAAGATTTACCTTGGGCAACTTGTGTTTCTGGTAACTATGATGTCAACCACACTCCACCCCCGCTAAACTCATTTGTTTTTGGAATGTTTTTAGATGGAGCTGATGGTCAACATCCTATGGTATTAGGTTTAATTCCTGGTCAGTATGTAGATAAACGTGACCCAGAAAATGATGGTATCGGTGTTATACCACCGTTTGCAAAAGCATTAATGGCAATGTTTAATTCACCTGCAGATATTGGTGAAGTTCAAAAGAGTAAACTGTCTAGAGCTGAAAACTTAGACAATACTTATATTGGACCAAGAGATGCAAAATCAGTACAAAGACAACACATTGCAGATTCAGATTTAACATGGTCTGAACCACCTCCTGCTTATGCAACAAGATATCCATTTAATAAAGTTATAGAAACAGCCGGTGGTCACAGTATAGAATTAGATGATACACCAGGCGCAGAGCGTATTTCAATTAACCATATCTCTGGTGCCTATGTTGAAATAGATGCAATAGGTTCAGTTAAAGAAAGAGCAGAAGGTGATCGCTACGAAATTAATATTGGAACTAAACACGAATCATCAGGTCATTCGGTAGTTACTATTAATGGTAATTCTCATGTCTATGTTAAAGGTAATAAGACAGAAGAGATTATGGGTAACTATAAACGAATTGTTCACGGTGAAAACGAAGTGACTTCTGGTGGTCAATCTTATTATAATGCAGGTGGTCATTTATTCCTTCGTGGTGCATCTACAAAAATTGAAGGTAATGCAGAAAGAGTAACAATATTCGGTAGAAACGAAGTTCAGATTGAAGCAGAACAACAAGTTAATGTGGTATCAAATCATATTAAAAATACAGCAATGATGGCCTTTAGTGCTTACGGTAATAAAGCAGTAAGACTAACAACTCCAGCTGATATGCACTTTGTTGCTTCTAATATTATTAATACAGCGAATGGTTTAATTCCATCGACTCCACTTACAGGTGGTGTTGGTTTACCAGGGTTCTCTATTAATGCTTCTGCAGTACATATTGGCGGATACAGCACAGGTACAGTTCCAGCAGTAATTCCTACTGTTGTTGGTATTAATGGATTAGTTAATGCAACAACTATGAATACTGGAATATTAACAGCAACCACAGGAAATATAACAGGACTTAACTCAGGTATTATTACAGCTAAGGCAGTGAATACTACAGTACTTGCAGCACCTCCACCTATTGCACCACCCGGCACAAGTGGTGGNCCATGTTTACCTGGTCCTGGTCGTATCATGTCACTTCCAACTGTTCCGACTATTCCAACAATACCACCTATTACATTACCTGCAATTAGTATATTTGCACCAAGTCTTGTACCNGGTACAATTTCAGGTATTGCATATCCTAATGGTAATGGAGCAGGATTCTTAGCTACAGTATTAACATCACCATTTAGTGTATTAGGATTTGACGTTAATATATTACCACAAGGTGGATTAGGAATACCTCGTATTCAAATGCCACCACCTGCAAGTCATGGTTGTTCAATTGTACCAGGTGGATATTATTCATTAGGTTATCAATTAGGATTCTGCGAATCTATGGAGAGTGAAGCATAATGGCTAGTAGTTGCGTAGACAGAAGAAGTCAAACATTCCTTAATAATCAAAACTTAGATACAGGACCAACTGTAAAGCTTGATGGTACATATACATCTGCACAAATTGATGTTTTTGCACAAGAGCTTGCTGATAATATTGTAGCAGAAAGTAATAATAATCCAATTAAAAAGATGATTAATAAGTTTGGTAATGGTTTCGGCGAAAGTGTTGATTTTATTAATGGAGCTTTTAGAAATTATAATACAACTGGTTATCCGTCATTAGATAATAGATTTGGTAGAGGTAATGTTTCAAACCTTGAAATGGCTGATTTTATGGAGTCATTTAATTATTCGCCTAATGGATTACAAAACCAAGTACCTGATAAATTACTCGGTGACTTAGAAAAATATTACGCCGGTGATATCTTTGAAAGTATATTAGGTGGTTTCTGTAATAGCATGAATAATCTATTTAATCAGATAGATGCATTTTATGATTTAATTGGTGAAGTCGATGGNCTCATTAATGATATCAATGCAGCATATCAAAAAATATTAATCTTTGCACAAACAGGTAGATACGAAGGCAGAACTCCACTTGAAATAATAGAACAAGAAATTGTTCAAAAATTAATGGAAGAGATACAGAAAAAGATTATCGACTCTGTTATTAAAATATATGAAAAAATAATGGATGCGATTGATAACTTTGATATCGTAGACCAAATTGGAGATTTAGTTGTAGGTATTGACAAAACTCATACAAAGTATATAATGACTCGAAAAGAGCGTATGTGTAATGAGTTAACAGAAGAGCAACAGAAAAAAGTTAAAGATAGATTAAAAGGGTTTATGGATTATGCTTTTAGTTTATTTGAAAATATGGATTTAGCAACTATGCAATTCTTGGTTGCACGTTTCTGTGCACTTGCAAGTAATGTTGAAGCACTTGTTAATGAAATTAAGAATCCATTAGATGATTATGGTAATAGATATCAAAGAGTAATTAAGAGATTACAAGCTATTGGTAACCAAAACACATCTACAGCCATTCGTAATGGTGCAATAAGATTTTCAAGAGAAAAAAGAGAAGGCGACATAAATAGCCTAAATAGTTTATGGAATGAGGGAAATGCGAATAATGTTCCTCAAACAGTCGGTGGTTACGAACGTGTTGATGTAAAACCAATCACCGCACAAGATTACAAAGATTTACCTAAGTGTATGGCTGTAATGAAAGGCAGCGAAATATTTAAATTTGAAGGTGATGTATTTGATGAGAAAGAAGGCGTTGGACTTCCTGCATATACACATATTGATTTAGATGTTAAAGTATATCTTAAAAGATTACAAGCAATTTACGGTAATACAATGGTTATAACAAATGGTTGGGTAAACCAAGAATATAACCAAAAGGTGTTAAAAAAGGAAAATGATAATCCTCACCTTAGTGGACTCGTTATAGATATTAAAAGGGACCCTGCATTTGAATCTGCTTTTAATGATATCCCAGAAGCAGAAAAGGGATTAGGAGCAAACTTTACTGAAGACTGGATTGAATTGTTCGTTAAAAACGCAAAGCAATCTGGATTTTTNGGTGTTGTTATATATGATAACCATATTCATTTAGACATTAGAGAAATAGTAAGATGACAATAAGTGTAAAAACTCCGGTTACTAAAAAGCCGAATTTATATAGCGATTTCCANAAGGATTTGCGCGTTAGTCCTATTTCAAAAGATATTGCTTTATTAAAAGACGAAGACGCAGTTAAACAAAGTATTAAAAATTTAATTTTAACAGACCCAGGTGAGAGATTAATGCAACCCTATGTTGGTGGTGGTATTAAAGGATTATTATTTGAAAATATTACGCCTGGTGTTTTAAAAGTTATCGAAACAAGATGTAGAGATACAATAAACACATTTGAATCTAGAGCAGAATTAATTAATGTTACTGCTTCTAGCACCTATGACGATAACACAGTAAACGTATTCATACAGTTTTATATCAGGAATGTTGACAAACCAATTACTCTTGATTTAATTTTAGAAAGGATAAGATAAGATGGCCAATCCAAAAACTCCAATTACAGAACTCGACTTTGATTCGATAAAAAGTCAGTTAAAAACATATCTGCAAACGCAGACTCAATTTAAAGATTATAACTTTGAAGGTAGTAACATGAGTGCATTACTTGATGTACTATCATTTAATACTTTCCAAAATAATTTTTACACAAACATGACAATGAACGAAATGTTTTTAGACTCGGCCGTCCTTAAAAACTCTATCGTTTCTCATGCAAAAGAATTAAACTATATTCCAAGGTCTCGTAAATCTGCTAAAGCAACAGTTCGTGTTACTATTACAGATGAGAACGCAACAGACAGTACAATTGTTATTCCACAATATTCTACATTTACAGCAAACTATCAAGGTGAGTTATTTACNTTTGTAACGAATCAAACATATGTTGCAAGACGAACTGCACCTAGTGTATATACTGCTGATAGTGTTGACATATTTGAAGGTAGTATGTTAGCATCATTCCAAAGAGAAGGATTTATTGTTGATGGTGACGGAGTACTTCGTGTTCAATTAACAAACGATGAAGTTGATACAGATAGTATTGTTGTCTTTGTTGATGCAGAAGAAACAGAAGACCGTAATGTATTTACTCGTGCTAATACAATATATGGTGTTAAACCAACTGATAAGGTATTTTATTTAGAGCCTTATTTAGATAACAGATATGCAGTTTATTTTGGTAAAAACGAATTTGGTTTACAGCCAGAAGAGTTTGAAGATGTAAGAGTAAGATATAGAATTTGTTCGGGTGAATTACCAAATGGTGCTTCTGCATTTACGGCAAGTTTTATTGAAGGTGCTACTATTGCAGTTACAACTCTTGTAGCAGCATCAGGTGGTTTAGAGCGTGAGAGTATGGAAAGTATTAGATACTTTGCTCCTAAAGCATTAGCAGTACAAGAACGTGCAGTTACGACTAAAGATTACGAAGTATTATTACAACAAGCATTCCCAGAGATTACAGCAGTAAGTGCTTATGGTGGTGAAGAATTAGACCCACCTCAATTTGGTCGTGTTGCAATATCTGTTTATTTAGATTCAGAAACAACACTGATTAGTTCAACACTTGCAAATACTTATATTAATTACTTATCTGAAAAGAGTCCATTAGGTATTGAACCAATCTTTGTTCAAACAAAATTTGTGTATGCTGATGTTATTGCAGATATTGTTTATACTAATAAGAGTACAGAAAAATCAAAAGACGAACTTGAAGCATTAGTAAGAAGCTCAATTAAATCTTATTCAGAAACTACATTAGAAGATTTTAATACAAAATTAAGAGGAAGTAAATTAGCAGCACAGGTTGATGCAGTTGATACAGCAATATTAAGTACTGGGTTAACGATCATGCCAATCATTGATTGGAGTCCTCAGATTAATATTAAAGAAACACCAATATTTAGATTTGAAACAGAATTAGTTAAACCTTATCCATTTAGAGAAGCAACAGGATTTAAAGAATATAAACCTGCTGTTAAGAGTACACCATTTGATATCGAAGGTACTTGTGTTTATTTACAAGATGATGGTTTAGGTAATCTTATGTTTATTGTAGATGACATAACAAATCCATCAGTATTTAAACCTAAAGTAGGAACAATAGATTATACAAAGGGTTTAATTACTTTAAATACAGTTCTCATTGAAGCATTCGATGGAGCATCAGTTAAAATTATGGTAAGACCAAAAGATAGTACTATTAAATCCGCTCAAGGGCGTGTGTTTATAATCAGAGATGAAGATGTACAAGTCAATATGATACTTGATGAAAAACCAATTGCTGGAACGACCGCGTCGTCATCTGCTATTGGCACACTATCAGGTTCAACAAATAGTAGT